GCCGCGCCGTGCCTGCCGTGTCTACGCCGCTTTGCGCCTCGCTTTCTTCACGGTGCCCTGCGCCAGAGCAACGAACTCCTCGAAGTGGCCGAAGCGCGCCTCTAGGCTCCGGTATTCCCGCTCCATTTCATTGAGCACGGCGCGCGCTAGCATCGGGTCGGCTGCGACCTTCTCCGAGGACTCGAAGATCGGCCCATCCTTCGAGCGGACACTCTGCCACGCCCGGACCCGCATCGCCGGTCCGTGCTCGTCGGCCTCCTTGTAGACCACCGTGACTTCTGCGATGAGATCGCGCGCCCGGTCGAGGTAGTACGCCTCCGCCGCCTCCGCCGGCCCCTTATTGAATACGAACGGGTGCAACGGGTGGTCCACCGGCCGTGCGGTCTGTACGACGAGCGCAGGTGTCAGCCGGCCATTGTCCTCATAGATCGTTTGGATGTAGTCACGTAGTCCCGCCATCAGCCAATCACCTCTACCTTCTGGGCCTTGTCGATCTCGTAGGTTCCGAACGTGCCGTGCTTTTCAGGACGCCAGTCGCCGACCCCGACCGCCAGCCCTCCTGCGTCGATCAGGGAGAGGATCGTCTCCTTGGTAATCGCCGAGCAGAAGAACGTAACCTCCAGATCGGCAGACCACGGGTAGAACGCCGGGCGGTAGCGCAGGTCTGTGCCCTGCCCGACCCTCACGACATCTTCCTGCATCGTCGGCTCGCCCACGATCTCCACGAGAGCGCGCCCCTCCTTTTTACTCGGGACGCCGTGGATGAACACGAACTGATTGAGCGATGTCATCGTGAGCTGTTTTTTGGAGTAGAAGCGGGCCGCGCTGACGGTCGCCTCCTTGAATGCGTCGGCGGGCATACCGAACGTGTCCGGCTTGTCGAGGCGATAGAAAGACGCCTCGTACTCGGCCTCCGGGTCCTTCGGGTCTTTCGGCACCCGCTTGCCTTGCGCCGATTCGAGCATCTTCCGCTTCGCCTTCTCAGAAAAGCGGTTCATCAACAACGGCGAGACGCCCTTGATCGGGACGCGCATCCGCCGAGACTCGATTCGGTCGATGAGAAGCGGGGACTCCTCGGGTGTTGGCGTTGGGCGTCCGTTGGAACGGGCGCGAGTGGCTGTAGCAGCCATGTTATTCTCCTTCTGGTTATGCGCTGCGCCGCGGTCCCGGGAAGGAAGCGGCGCAGCGCGAGTGTTCGTTACCGTAACAATGTACACTAAACGCGACTTGGCGTGGCCTGGTATGGCAGGGCGCGGCAGGGCTCGTCAGGGCGCGGCGAGGTGAGGCAGGCGCGGCGCGATATCATGCGGCTGGCGTGGCACGGTATGGCGCGGCACGGTGCGGCTGGGTTCGGTTCGGCTGGGCACGGCGTGGCAGGCCAGGCGCGGCACGGTGCGGCTGGGTTCGGTTCGGCTGGGCACGGCGTGGCAGGCCAGGCACGGCGTGGTGCGGCTCGGCTCGGTCCGGCCCGGCAACGCGCGGCAAGGCAAGGCTCGGCTTCCCCTACTCGCTCGCTTGCTCTTCCCCTCCGGTCCCCAGGTCCACAACGGGCGCAATCGCACACCTACAGTTTGGGTGATCTGGCGGCGAATCCGAGCCCAGATCAAGCGGCGAATCTGCGGCCAACGCCTCACATTCTGGGCACGCGTCATCCTCGGCGAGCCATTCGACCTGCGTGATCCCAGCATCGCCATAGGTCTGTTCGCTCGCCGCCGAGGTAGCACGAGCCATCTCCGTGTTCGCCACCGTTTCAGACCGCGCGGGATCTTCGAGCACGTCCCGGATGTCTTTCCCGACCGTCTGGATCGAGTCGCCTTTGCTCAAGCCTTCGGACACCATGCCGCCAATCCGATCGATCGACGTTTCGCTCAGCCCTTGGATCGTGATCTCAGCCTTGTCGAGCATCGCGCGCATCCCACCGTCGGCAGCGGCTTCGGCAGCGGCACCGAAGCCAGGCGTCCAAGCGTCCCAGTAGCCCTTCGGCACGGACTCGCTCACGTCCTTGAGAGAAGCAACGATCGCCCCGCCAGCCGCTTGCGCCGCGTCGTGAGCGCCTTGCAAGATCGAGTCGCCGTACAGCGATGTCAGCACATCCTTGAGCTTGCCGACGTTCGCCTTCGCTTTCGAGAGCACACCGACCACGGCGGCTTTCACAGCGTCAACGGCTTCGGCCTTCGCCACCTCGGGGATCGCGATCTCCCAGCCGTCGCAAGTCCAATCCGGCTTGACATCCCAGTCGCCGTACTTGACGCATCGAGGATGGTTCGCCAAGCAGCAGTTCGCGCAGCGTGCCAGACTGTTTTCGCTGGCCCGCAAATGAGGCGGCGGGCCGGCACTCTTCTCGACCGGCTTCTTCTTCGCGGCCACACCTGCAGCAACCGCGGCGTCCAGGTCCGAGCTCGAGAACATCTCGCCGAGTGCTTTCGCTATCAACGGCGCGTAGTGCTCGACGATCGCGTCCGCGTTGTGGTGGAACGGTGGCCGCTTGGCCTTCACGGCAGGTTTAGCCTCCGGGCTAATCCCGGCTAAGGCTTTTGGGCGCACCACATCCGCGAAAGCCTCGTCAACCGCCTCTCGCGTCTTCGCCGCCTGGAGCTTGCTCCACACCTCGTCATGCACCGCCGCCGGCAGGTTCGGATCCACAAACCGTCTCGGCGCACGGCCCTTCTTCAACCGGTTCCGGCTACTGTCCCGCCAGCGTCGCAACGTGAAAGCCACGAGAGCCTTCGTCGCCTCGTCGTCCTCGTCGTCTTCCTCGTCGTCCAAGAGATCCTCACCCTGGACACCTGTCTGCACGGTGATCCCGTCCGTGCCGCCAACGATCGTCGTGGGAGCGCCGTCGCCCGCATAGCCGCCCGTGACACCCGTGACGCCCGGGCCACCCATGTTCGACGCGGCCTTCCCAGCTTCCCCTTCTTCGCTTTCGTCTTCAGCGCTTTCGTCTTCGCCCGGCGGTTCAGTCTTCGTTGCGGGCACAACAGCTTTCGTCGTCGTCGGCGCGGGCGGCTCACCCGGCGCGGGTGGTGCCGCCGGTGGCATCTCGCCAGTCGTCGCCTCGATCAGATCCCTAGCCTGCTGCGACGTGTGTTCCGCCGCCATGGTCGCCTCCGGTGAGCCCTTCGGCGGCACCGGACCGGGCGCTTCGCTGAACGGCGTGTTCACCGGCGGCTGATCATCCGCGGGACCGTACGTCTCCGGGTCGATCTTCCCCGCCATGCTCTCCAGGCTCAACAGCGGGATCGGACCCTGCCTGGTCAGCACATACCGTGGCATCGGCCGGCTCTTGTCCACATGCAACCCGAGCTGCATCCTGCGCTCATCCACACCCAACGCGCCAACTTCGATATCCACCTTGGCCGCCATAGCGGTAGCAACCCGGTCCTCCGTCTCCTTGCCGTCGTCGATGTTCAGCCGGCATTTGAGCTTCAAGTGCTCCCGGACGAACAGGTTGATGACGTCCTCGACGTGTCGGAGTAGCGGTGTGGTGCCGACACGGAACTGCACGTCCACCTGCGTATCCCCGGTCGCTTTGTTTACTTCTTCGGTGAATCCGAGGTCGCTAGGCGTGGTCCCATGCGCCGCACACGTACGCCTCATGAGATAAAGCGGGAAGTCCTTGTCGAACTTGTTCGCGTCGTCCTTCGTGCCCGTGAACTTCGACCCGTTCGGCACCCAGCGGATCTGCGTCTGCTTCGTCTGGTCGCCCTGCATCACCGCGTCCCAGACCTCCTGCCAGTGGGCGACCTGCGCCGGGTCTGACATGTCGGGTGGCGCCTCCATGAAGCCGGCAGGCACGGTGCCCTCTGTGAAGAAGTTCAGGAAATGCCACTGAAAACGAATGTCCGTGTTCGCCGAGAGCAGCACCCGCTCAAGCGGTGCACGCCCATACTGACTGTCGGGCTCCGGGTTCCACGGGATGTAGAGCAGATCGTCCGCCGCGAGCATGTCCCACGGCATGCCCTCGATGATCTGCGTGTACGCCGGCACGATCTCACCGCCGAACATGCCCTCCGGGTCCTCGGTTTCGTCGTGCTCATCTTCGGGACGGCGTCCGTAGTAATCCACAAGCGGCAGGATGGTTTTCCCGCTGATCACCTCCAACGCGATCGGTTCGTCCGCGTTGTTGCGGCGGATGTACAGCGCACCCGCATCGAATTTGATGACGTCCTGCAGCCACTTCGCGAGCCACGCACGGAACGGCAGCCGCTTATCC